CTGATACGCACCGATAAACAGCTCGGTCAGCTCGGTGCCGCCTTTGATGAACGCGGGGTGCACACCAGTACCCAGTGCTAGCGTCGGATCAACATCCTCCAGCATGAATTTCGGCAACACGTGCATGTAGCAGGGCTGCCCGCTGGCGGTATACAGCACGGTCATGCGGCCGCCCGATGCGGACTCGACGGAGCGGCGCAGGGGGTCAACAGACAGGACTGTCGGAGACGCGCCGGGCTGCAGCGCCGTATCGGCTTTTGAGCCCTGGGCGGCTGTGGCCTTGCCATCCAGCGCAGACTGCAATCCCGCGATCGTACTGATTGCCTGTGACCCTGTATGGGTTGCCCGGTCCCTCAGCTGTGCATCTGTCGCGTTTTTGGTGGCTCCCGGCTCAACCCCGATGATCTTGTTCACCATTGAAGCGTTGGTCGGCTGAAGCAAGATAGCGCCTGCCGACCACGTTTCCTGATTGCTACCCTCTTGCGCTCTTTCAACCCCCGTCAGCGTGAAGCTGGAGCCGTTATCGGTAAGTCCTGTGTAGGCAATGTACTCAGCTTTTTGAAGATGCTGCTCTGAGTCGATCAGCAGAACAATGCCCTCTTGGGGTGGTACGCGGTAAGGCGCAGCGGCCTTGGTGAATGTCCAGGTCGATGCGTTACTCAGTACCGCCCGGACAAGGTTTTCATACGCCATTGGTTACATCTCCCGAACGCGAAGCTTGAAGTCAATTTCCTTCACGCGATCCTGTTGTGTTGTCGCCGTTACGCGCAGCTTGTAGGTGACACCATCTGTTCCGGCACCGAGCCATACTTTTATTTGCTGCCGCGCGTCGCCAAAGATCACCGCTTCTGGGTGCGGTGCAGGGCCGGAAACAAGAACGCCATCTCCTTCTGTGACTTCGACAGTGGCCGTTACCACCTCGTCGTTGGGCAGTGTCTTGAACCAACGGCGCAGATCTATGTCGTAGTCCAGCACGTCAGCCGGCTGCTTATCGAATCGTTCCATTTAAACCACCATTTCTCGTACCGATTGATCAACTGTCATGGCGTCCTGTCTGCCATCCAGGGCGATTAGCCGCCAACTTGGCGCTGGGTAGTAGTCATTCAGTTTCACGCCGCCCTCGGCGTCAGCTACTGCAAAGGCATCAACATCACCCACCAGGTATTTCATAGCCTCGCCTGTTGATGCGCCCGCACCGAACACACCCGCGCCGCCTGCAGGCGTTATGCGTAGCGTTGTCGCCTCACCGGCTGCCTGCGCATGGATTTCCGCATCCGGGAATAGCGTTCTGGTAACCTGCCCGTCGGCGTATGCGTAGGCATTCGCACTCTTGCCGAGCAGGGCAAATGTTCTGTAGGGCATCCCGTCAAGATAAGCGGCCAGTGCAGCATCACCCCGAGCACCTTTCCTGTGTTCACAGGCAAGCGTTTCCGCTGTTGCCATGATGATTGCTTTTGACGACTCCTTGAATCTGACGCGCGCAGAGCCATAGGCATCACAGCCACCTATCAGCGGCTCAAGTGCCGGATAAACATACGCCTGAGATTGCAGGGTTGCCGACGGTCTGGCGTGCCCCGTGGCGAACAGTTCGTTGTTGAGCTGCCACTCACCGTAGGCGGACGCTATCGCCACCGGCTGTGCGTAGGCATTACGCGTCACATGCTCATCACCAACTGCTTGCGATAGCGCGGCGCCTTGGTGGCTTGATCCGCGCTGAACCTTGTTCGGTGCAGCCCAGATAGATGCGCCTGAGCTCGCCGAACCCTCGCCGTAATACCCGTCTGGCAGACCGATAATTGTCGCCAGCGCCACCGCCTCCTGCGGCTCGACGGCAACAATGGCCTCCTGCCACCCGGTCAGGCGAGCATCTGCAAACGCAACGCCCTGCGAATTACGTTTAAGCAGTCGCGCAGTGTTTTCAGCAAGCGAGCGCGCCTTTGCATCACCCGGCGAAAAGAACTCGGACTTAACCGAGCTGTACCCGACAGACTCAAGTCCAAGTCCGAGCATTCTTCGGCCCTTATGCCAGGGTGACTTTCAACGCGCCGACCGGGAAGGACAGCACATCAGACGGGTCGAGCGTTTTCGGATTGGTCAGCGCTGCGTGATACAGCAGGTTGCCGCCAGTTTCCGCGTCATAGATCGCCCAGTGAGTCACGGACACCTGCCCATCGACGATGGCCGGGAAAGTGATTTGCTTGGAGTTTGATGTGTAACCCTCGGTTGCATGCGGAACATCCCAGCCGTCAGACGGTGTGGTGGTGTGGCACTGTTGGCGGGCGTAAGCCGAGTCTGCCACTTCGGTGCCTGTACCTGCATCAGTCGGATCAGATGTGAACAGCGCCACATATACCGGACCGCCAGAATAGGACCCGCCGCGCAAAGTGGCGTTAATGAGCGCTTGCTCAAGATGGTTTGAGAATGCAGACATGGTGTTACCTCTTGCTATTTAGATGAATCGACGGGGTTTTACAGTGCGAGCCCCAAAGGCATGGCCGGTCTGTGAGCGCTGCCGCGCCTCAGCTATAGCTGCCTGCCATTGGATATAGTTCGATTGAGCGGCCTGGGGATTGCTCCATTCGACACCGCTCATGCTTGTCATGCGATAAACAGCGCCGCGGGCCAGTGTTTCGATGTATGGCTTGAGATCGTCAGGCAACGTGGATGATTGAATGCGCGGCTTTAGTGCCAGCATAACCTCAATGCTCTGGCTGCTGGCAGCCGGCACCGACAATTTGATCATTGACGGGGTTGGCTGGGTGTAATCCTTGCCTTGCTCGCGGTCTGCCATGGACACAACGGCCACGATTTCGCTATTGCTGGGCGCGAACAGATCCACATCTGCGCTGCCTTCTTCGGTTTCCACTTCCTCTACCTGCTGCCAGGCATAGGTTTCTTCGCAGAATTCGCGGGCTGCCAGCATAATCTGCTGCCGGGCCGTGAACTCGGGTACGGAAGGTGCTTCGATAAACACCAGCGAAACAATGTCGTCCAGCGTCACTGCGCGCCTCCTTCAGCCTGACCGCCTACAGCTGCAGCAAATGCGGCATAGTGCTGCTGCGCCCTTTGGGCGTTGCCTGCAAAGTCGGCATCCTTTGACAGCGCTCGGTACACCACATAGTCAACAAGCGCTGGCATGTAAGTAATGTCGAGCTTCAACTGATCATCTTTGGATGATGAATAGCTGCCGTGGGGCTCTGGCGTGGTCGAGTACACAATCTCAATCTGCGCACCCTGCGCAGCCGGCGGGTACACATAGAACCGCTTCGGATCGGCATCGGGAACAACCAGATCAATGCTCACAGACGCATCATGCCGCGCCCAATCCCTCGCCATGCGGTCGAGTGTCGCGCGCGTGACCGCCTGAATCGCCGCGCCAGTTGATGATTCAGCTGTGTTGCGAACAACCGTGATCAAGGCGTGCGCCCCTTCTGGAATTGTCTGGAGCACACCGGCGACCAGGTTAATCTGAGCGGTTACGGCATTTGCCCCAGGCTTCACTCCAACGATGGCGGCATAACCCTCGTTGAGCCATTGCACCAGCTCATCTGCCGTCCAGCGCACAGGCGCGCCGTCCTCCTGGTGCAGTAACCGGTTACACCGATTGACCAGATCCGAAACAATGGGCATGGATTACCCCTCCTCGATTTCCACCATGTCCGGGTGCTTGTCGAGGTGCTTGGTCCACAGCAGGATGCGACCGGTTACACGGTGGCGCATACGACGCTGATTGTGCTTGGCGTCATCATCAGACTGGTCGCCTGCGGAGTCGTCAGTCATGCCGTTTGCCTTGTTCAGCAGCTGCTTGCGGATGGTTTCCATCCCTTTGCGCTTATCAACCTCAACGCTCAGCACGTCGCGACCGATACGCTCAAGGGTGTCCTTGTCTTCTGCGGCCTCAATGGCCTGAATTACGTCTTGCATGATGGAATCCTCAGAATCAGAAAGAGAAAGGGCCCCGAACGGAGCCCTTGTCGATCACCGGCCTGATCAGCCCTTGATGGCGTACATGTGACCCATGGCGTTGGGATCGATGACCTTGAAGCCAAAGACGTTCAGGCCTCGAACGAGGTCACCGAAGTCATTGGGATTCTTCAGGGTTTCCATCTCGGTCATCTGAGATGCAAAGGTCAGCGCCTTCTTATGACCGAACAGAATGTTGGTCACGGTATTGGTGCCATCCACGGTCTTGCCCATGTTGTTGGACACATAGACGGTGAAGTTGTCGATCATGCCGAGGCGACCATTGCGCAGCACTGAGGTGCCGTCACCCATCATGGACGCATCTTTCAGATCGGACTTCTTCAGCAGGTTGGCGTACCAGGTTGGGATCACGATCCAGCGATCAGTTTCCGGTACGTTCTGCTCCCACAGCACGGAGCCACAATCCACCAGATAATCAACCGCATTGGTCTTATCGATGGAAATCGGCGCGCCGGTGGCACCCAGGTTGTAGCTGCCGGAATCGACGCCTGCAGTTGCGCCCGCGTTTGCAGCTGCAACATCTGCGTACACTGCTGCGAGAATGTCGGTGTCGATCGCAATCTTCATCTTCTGACCGGCATCATTGGACCAGTCATCCATTAGCTTGATGTCGGCCTGATAGGCGTCCACATCGTTGACCTCGAAGGCAAAGTATTTCGCCCTGTTGATCTGCAGCTCAACCTTCGCGGAGGTCGGCTTTTCGTAGTTCAGGCCGCCACCAATCTCATAATCAGAGATGGCGATATCGGGAGTGGTGCGGATCTGGACGGTATCGCCCTTGGCTTTGATCTCACCTTCGTAGTTGGTGTTGGCGATTTCACCGAATACTGTATTTGCGTACAGCTTTTCGATCATCTTGCCCGACCAGATCTGCGGGATAAAGCCGCTTGCACTGGTGGAGCTGTAGTCGGGATGGCCGACTGCGCGAGTTGGACCTGCCATGATTGTATCCTCGTGAATTGATGGTGAGGCGTTAGCCGTTTACTCGGCCGTTGCGTTGCGCCTCAAAGATTTCAGCTTCGATGGCTGCTCGTTCTGCCTCGCTGTACTTGCCCAGGGCGGCACGGGTATAAAACTCCGTGATCTCAGCTCGGCTCCAGCTGCGAGCGCCTTGATTCGGGGCGGATTCGCTGCGTGAAATGGACGGCTGAACCTTTTCCTCTGGAATACTGCGCGGCTGGCTGGCAGCAGTGTTTTTGGTGAATGTGTTGAACAGCTGGGCCACTGAGTAGGCGTCGAACATCTGCTGCGCCTTGATCAGTTTTTGCTGTCGTTGCTCACCGGTTTGGCTATCGAACTCCGCCAGGAAGGCGTGGAACTTCGGGTCTGCATTGATCTCGCGGAACTTTGGGGCCAGACGCTCAAGGTCCGTCCAGAATCGCGCTTCGGCGTCCTGTCGGTTGGCCTCTTTTATCTGGTTCAGCTCCTGCTTGACCGCTTCGACTTCACGATTCGACTGCCCGGATACCTTCTTGATCAGCTCGATAAGTTCAGGGCCAAAGTCCTCGATATCCTGTTCACTCAGGCCCTCGATTGCGCTGGCAACGTCCTGAGCTTTAGATTCGATGGGTTTAGACGCCTGATCCTTCAGCTTCTGATTCTCTTCACGCAGCGCTGCAATCTCGCTGTTGTACTTGCCTTGCAGTACCTGGAAGCGGTGACGCCAGTAAGCGGCATCCTCATCGCGGTTTTGCTCAGTCTGTACAGACGACTGCTCAGCGGGTTGCGCCTGGGAATCAGGCTGTTCGGTCTTCTCTTCGGGTGCGGTGGTCTGTTCCGGCTCTTTCACCTTGGCAGCGGCAGGTTCCGGGTTGCCAAGCTGTTTCTGAGCCTGTTCGGCGGCTTCGATTTGAGCCACTACATTTTTCGGGAGCATTTCATCACCTCGTATGAGCGCCATCACGGCGGTCTTCATGTTTGAGCTTCTGGGGTTCTTTCGAGCCAGAAACCACATTAAAAAGCCCGGTCAGTGCCGGGCTCTTGGGTGTGGTTACTGCTTTTTACGCAACCGTTCGATGTTGTCGCGTGCGCTTTTGATCTGCTCAATAAGGGCGTCGAGCGTTTGGCATGCGCCCTGCTGTTGCCGGAGCAAGTCCAGGTCCTGTGTACTGGTCAGGTCTGACGCCAGTCTGCTGTGCTCCTGTTCCAGCCATCGCTGCAGGGTTTGGAAGCGCTCGTCCTCCTTCAATGAGTGCAGCGCCTGCGCCTGCGGTAGCGTTCTGATTTGAATCAAGCATGCCTCCCACTTCGCTCAACAGCTTTTTGATCTCTGCCAGCGTCTTCTGGTTTTCAAGGGGTTGTGAGTTGGCTTCGGCCAGCAACTTCTGCGCGCGCGCCATCTTCTCTTCGGCGGCCGCCTGCTTCTCAGCCATCTCCAGCTGCATCTGCTGTTGCTGCATCTGCTGTTGTTGCTGGGACTGCGCCGCCTTCTGCTGCTCCAGCTGCTCGGTGTCTGGCATCAGGCCATGGATATCCAGTTGCTCGGCAATGGTGCGCAGCAGTTTGGCTCGGCCTTCAGTGCCAAGAATCTCCAGATCCATCGGGTTGCTGGTCAGCTGCAGGAACTCGTTGCGCATCATCTGGGTGCGTTCGCGGGCCAGTAGTGCAGATGAACCACGGGCAATCACTCGGCAGTCACCTTTCAGCGCCCGGTCGGGGTGGTACATCATGTTGTGCAGCCACATAGCCTCGATCACACGGCGCACCACATACTTGTCGATATGGCTGATCGCTGCCTTGATGCCTTTGTTGGCCGACTCCATCAGCATCGATAGGCCGGACGCGGTAGAGCCTGCCCCGCCAACACGCTCGTTGCCGTAGGTATAACGCGGGATGTTGGTCGCATCATCGGCGCGGCGCTCGAACTGCTCGTAGACGGTGAGCAATTCACCGGCCATTGATGACGGCTGCCAGAACCGCACGGCTGGATTGTTGCCGGTGGTCTGGCTCGACTTGGTCTGCCAGGTCTTCCACGGGTAGATATCGTCGGCATCTTCACCCGGCATTAGACGGTCGTAGTTCACCTCCACCTGGGGGCCGGACGCAATCGCCAGGTTGTTGATCAAGGCGCGCGCCGTAGCGTTACAGGTATCCTGAATGTCGGCCATCAGCTCCGGCGGACAAGTGCCCCAGAATGCACCCGGGATGCGCTGGAAGCTGGCCACGTGGTACGGACGGCGCCCAAGCGGGTCGTTATCGATCACCAAGCGGATCACATAACCGCCGATCAGGATGGCCTCGATGTTGTATTCCTGCAGCGGGTCGATCTGCTGCGGGTCAAAACCGTGCTGCAGTAACTGCAGACCCATACAGGAACCGTAGTAGGTCAGAGCATCTATCGTATCGCCAGAAGACAGCCACTCATGCTCACGACCTTCCAACTTAGCACGCTCACTGTCGCCCAGGATCCAGTCGCGCAAGCCGCCCATGCCGAACTCACGCAGCACGGCATCAATGGCTTCCTCGTGGTAACCCGGCACGCCGCGCAATTTCTGCAGCTGGTTGCGACGGAAGCGCACACGCTCGATCAGGTAGGCAGCATCATCAGTAGTGGTGGCATCCGGTGACGGGTAGAAGTCAAACGGTGATACGCGCTCAAACTCAGGTGCAATCTCACTGACTTTGACCGGTTCCCAGTCATTCCCCCAGCCTAAGCGCTCCTGTCGGCGCAATACCGGACCTTTCAAAATCGCAGCCGGGAAGGTTACGAAGTCCTCAATGAACAGATCCAGTGCCTCATCCCAGCACCCTTCTGCCAACTGATCCTCAATCTCGTCTTCCATAGCACTGGATGCTTTGCGCGCGGCCTCGTTGGCACGCTCTTTCACGTCCTCAACGGCGCCCATCAGCATCTGTCTGGCCTGATCAGGTGTGACCTGCTGCCCCTGTTGCGCGGCCATCTGAATCTGCTGCATAACCTCCTGCTGAATCTGCTGCTGCAGCGGTACCGGGATCTCAACTACAGGCGTCGGTTCCAGACCCCACGGCTTGTCGCCGGTCGGGATCATAATGTCGCGCACCCAGCTGGCAGCCGCTCGGCATTTTGTGGCCGTCAACTGCATGTAGATTTCGGAGCCGCCCTGCTGTCGGATCTGAGCCAACTTGTCAGCTGAATACTCACCGTTCACTCGGCGCAGACAGTCAAGCAGACGCTCCTGCACCTTATCCTTTGCCTGCTTGGCACGCTCCCAGTCACGACGAATCTGCCCGGCAATGGATTGCTCTTGCTGTCGCTCGCGTCGTATCTGCTCCGCCCGTTCACGCTCGGCCTGCTCTGCCGCCTCAAGGTCGGCATTGGTTGCTGTGTAAATCAAACCTGCCATTAGGTGTATGCCTTCCAGTTGCCGCGCCGTCCGCCGGCACGCTTGCGAGCGTTGATGATCGTTTCCACTGCAGGGATCAGCACTTCATCGATGGGGTGGAACGTGATCGCCAGCGAGTCGCCCTTGTCCGGGGATGCAAGGCCGCGGGATTTCATATCCTTCTTGCTTTCAAGCTGGATGCGCAGCTTGCTGTCGTAGCCGAAGTTCATGGCAGACAGATCGTCAACCAGCTCACGATCGCCAGCCGGCAAATCACCGGTCTTGAGCCACTCCTTCAGCTGGCCATACATCCATGCCCTCATGTTGATGTAGTCGTTCGGTGCCGGACTTACTCCGGCTGGCTGTACTTCTACCACCGGCATCTTGAATTGTTTGAGCCGATCAACGACACCAGCACCAACCCCTGGGGCGTCAACGCAAACAGCCGATACGCTGGTTTCCTTCAGGTACAGGTCACGCACCTTTGATGACAGCTCCATGGTATCCAGCTCTCGGAATGCCATTTGCCAGTGCACTTTCGGCCCTTGCCGTAGTGAAATGACCGACTGGTCTGACCCAAAACGCGCCACGTCCACGCCCATGATCTTCGGGTAGTTGGCGAACACGGCCGGTAAAAGGTCACGATCCTGAGCCTCGGTGACCGAGTCGCCGGAAATGAATTGCGTATCCGACACCCTAGGGAACTCGCCACGTACACGCACCCGGACGAAGTCGCTGTCCTCGCCGTAGTCCTCAAGCCACTGATTGATTTTGCGCTTGTCGGTCATCTTGGCTGAACGACTATCTACCTGCCGCGTATGCCAGCGGTGACGGAACTTACTGAAGCACTGCCGGAACCGGCCCTCGTTTCGCGTCGGGTTGCCGAATACGAACCACATTGCGCCCGGCGTAGTCATCGCGCCCTCAGATACCTCCCAAATAATGTCAGGAATACCAGAGGCCTCGTCATAGATGATCAGCACATGTTTCGCGTGCTGGCCGGCAAAGGCTTCTGAGTTGTGCTCGCTGTTCGGTACCGCTGCTGTAAACCATGTCTCCGGGTGGTCAACATGGTGGAACTTGGTTGCCGTCCAGTTGAACCAGTGCTTGTTGATCGCTCGCTTATGCCAAACGGCCAGCTCTCGCCATGTTTTTGTGGTCAGCTGGCTGGCAGTGTTGGCGGTGATGATGCCGTTCAGGTGCGGCCGTGTACTCATCGCCCACAGTATCAACCAAGCTGTTTCGGCTGACTTACCGATACCGTGACCTGATGCCGTGGCGTCCTGAATGGATGCCTCCGGATCCTCATCAAACTTGGCCGCGATGGCTTCCATCTGCTCACACTGCCAAGCGTCCGGCCCGTCCATATCCTCCAGATCGGTACCAGCTTCACCCCACGGGAAGGCATACAACACATACCCCAGCGGATCATTGATGAATCCGGCGATATCCTCGGTCAACTGCAGCTCAAACTGATCACGCTTCACGGCTTTTCACCCGCTTATGTGCGCGCTCCAGCAAGGCGGCATGGTCAACCACTTCCATCTCGACGCGCTCTTTCCATGCCTGCACATCGACATGCTTGCCGATCAGCTCCAAGTTCTTCACCTTGTCCGGCCACTTGATTTTCTTGATGACGGATTCAACATCACCGCTCATGATCTCGTTCACATCAATCCCGCTGATGGTCCGTCGCCAGCACTTCGGCCATTGGCGCACTGGCAGTACATTGCCGGCGTCATCTAGGATATCGAGCACGTCCATCTGGTCGATCTCAACCAGTCGGGTCAGCACATAGGCGGCATCGATTGCGGTATTTTCGGAGCGCGCCTGCTTACCTGATGCTATAGCTTCCTGCACTGAAGTTTTCTGAAGTAGCTGATATGCCTGTTGTTCTGCGGTTTTTTCGCTATACCCGGCACGTATCGCCGCCTGGGTCGCGTTCAGATCGATCAGGTACTCGTCAACGAATCGCTGCTGCTTGTCGGTTAGTTTTCTTGCCATGGTAGCGGCCCTCCCGGGCGGCCAATTGAATCAGTGGGCAGTGGTAACCCGGCGCCCGACCGGGAGACGCGGATCACCCCCTTGCGGAGTTGCCCCGGATCTCTTCGATCTGGCGTTCCAGATCAACAATCTGTTCTTCGATCTGCGCGATGCGGTTCTGATTGCGGAACTCAGGGCTGACCACCAGCATATTGCTCAGGTCGTCATTGAGCTCCCAGATGCGGCGGCGCAGCTCGTTGGATTGACGGATGACGTCACTCATTTACCCAGCATCCGTGTCTTGTCTGCACTGCTGCGGGTAGTGCCTACCCAATAAGTGATACTCGCCACCCACAGGGTCACGGCCTGACCCAGCAGCATGTAAGCGATCTCTTTGTTCTCTTCGGGGATGGTGTGGAAGAACACCAGGTAGATCACCCAGGCACAGATCACCGTGAGCAGCAGCGTCACCGCCGCCGGCATCGGGCTGTGCTTGTGTGCTTCCCGGGCGCTGGCCGTGTCTGCCAGTTCAGCACGCAGCGTATCCAGCGCAATCTGCTCCAACCGCTCTCGGTGCTCATACGCCCATTTCTTGAGCTGGGCGTATGACTCAGGAGACTGTAGTGCTTTGGTTACTGCCTGGGGATCTTCTTCGACGCCAAGCGCCCCGGCAATCATTGCGCCGACTGTGCCGCCTGCCGGGCCACCCAGTACCGTACCCAGTACCGGGAGGGCCTTGCCGGCAATCTCCCCCACCGTTGCCCAGCTCATTGCTGCGACCTCCGGATCAACAGTTCATGCAATTTATCCAGCTTGCCATTGATCATATCCAGGTTCCGGCTGACGCGATTGTCCTGAGCCTCGATCTGCGCCTTATTCTGACTGATCGCCTGCGCGTTCAGGGCGATACGCTCGTTCTGCTGTGCGATAAACCAAAGACCAGCCACCAGCATCGCCACTGTTGTCAGGAGATGACTGACGGAAACGGTTTTATCCACGTGCCAACCTCCTGTCAGTGAGTTATCGCGGCGATCCGGGCCGGTGTATTTGTCAGGCTGCCGTGGAGTCATCCGGTAACAAACCCATTGAAGTAGCTCAGAATCCGGCGAACGTAGCTGATGGTTTCGCCTGAGTTATGACCGGTAACCTGAGGAAGTGCGCGGATAATCCCGGCGTAGTCGTTCACTCCACCGGCTTTCTTCTGCGCCTTGTAGAGATTACCCAGACCTGCGTTGTAACTGGCGAGCGCTAAGCAATAGCGGTCGATCTCCGGTCGTGGCGAGGTCCAGCCCTTTAAGAGCTTAGCCATGTAATAGGCGCCGGCGGGGATTGCGAGATCAGCATCCCGGGGATCAGCGTCATCCGGATAGCCCAGCTCTTGAGATACCTCTTTCCAGGTGGCAGGCATAAACTGGGCGATACCAACCGCTCCAGCGGGCGACACCGCCATCGGATCAAGCAGCGACTCCTGAACGTATTGGGCTTTGAGTAGACGCCAGTCACTATCCGGCAGGTACTTCGCTGCTGCGGCCTTTATCTGGTCGTCGTAGTGCGTGGTAGGCATGGCGATCCTCACGGATGGCTATTATTCGGTGCCCGGGTTATCCGCCGAGCTCGGGGGTCTGACGCTTCACAGCGTTAGCATGTCGCCTCACGGCGAGGAATTTCAGGCATAAAAAACCCCGCAGCAGTGCAAGACTGAGCGGGGCCGTGTTTCAGTGGTCAGTAAGACCACGTTAGCAAATAGCCTATCAAAAATGGCGTGTTTTGCAAGCGTTTGCTGGATAAATTCACAGGCTGTGTTTTTATACAGAATCCGATAGCGCTGTCGGGCGCCGATCATGTTCTCGTTATGGTTTCGTCGCAGCCTCCAGCGCAGCCATTGTTCGCTCAAAAATCGCGCCCTTCAGCAGCAATTCAAACCGACGACGGTAAACCGCGTTTCCCGATTTGTGCCAATTGTTCAGCGTCTGCACTGACTCCCCGCTGATCTCTGCCAGCTCGGCCAGGCTTTTCAGCCCGGCCTTTTTGCATTGTTCGCTCGGCGTCATTTATTCATCTGCCTCAAACCAGTCATCTTCAGCCTGACGCAGGGCGTCTGCGTAGTCCTCCAACTCCTCAATTTCTGCCATTTCACCGAATGAAAGATGGTTGTATTTTTCCCACAAATCTGCCGGAATCAGGTTCTGCATTTGCTCGAAAATTTCGTTTTGAGTAGCCATCTTGATCACCTTTCTAGTCTTGGCTTCCGGGCCATCCCCGTCCGTCCATGTTTTAAATATACTAAAACAGTTTTAGTAAATCAAGCGATTCCGACAAATAACGTAAAATATTTTTAGCGAATCATGAGAAACCCTAACAACCGGCTGTAGTCGCCTTCGGCTGGGACATCAACTGCTGCGCAGTTCAGGCCCATAAGCCGATGGGTTACGCCGCCTCCCGCGCCCGCCCCTTCGCCTCATCTATCTCACGCAACCACCGGCACATCCGCTGTCGGCCGCGCTTGCAGTGATGACGGTACTGGTCATAACGCAACCCCAGCGCCTCGGCCAGTCTGCGCTGCGTCCACGTCTTACCCGTCTCCGGATTGATCGTCCCCAGGTAGCGGCACTCGGCGATCAGGGCCGCGAACTCCCGCTTGCTCAACCGACCGAGCAACTCTTTCGCCAG